TTTGTATTCTAGAGTGGACAACATGTCCTAATGGTAAGTCTTTTATGGAAGGCACTGGAGCAGCATCTATGCCAGCAAAACTTATCGCATCAAATGGATTTGATCACGGAACACTAATGACATCCGTTTTTGTAAGAACGAACCCAGAAGTAAATATTGTTTTCATTAAAATTATTGGAAACACTTCAACTGGCATGAGACAAAATGCAGGAGAGGCTGCAGTTTATAATGCTCTTAATTGGGTCAAATCTAATGCATCTAAGTATAATATTCAAGCAGTAACAATGTCTCAAGGAATGCACAACCTTGGTCCAGCAGGAACAGACTACTGTCCTAAAACTCCAGTGACACAGCAATCCGTTAAGGACCTAATTGCTATTGGTATCCCAACCTTTTTCCCTTCAGGAAATGGTCGTGACTACAAGCGTATTGATTGGCCAGCCTGTATAGATGAGTCTATTTCAGTTGGCTATGTGGATCAGCAAAATGAAATTTCATCTAATAGCAATAACGATGAAGTTAAACTTGATTTCTTTGCACCAGGATTTTTCTCAGTCGCTGGTCCAGGAAATATTGTAAAGAACATTGCTGGATCTTCATCTGCAATTCAAGTTGCAGGCGCACAATGGCTTAAGCTTAAGTCAGCAAAGCCTACATATACATACGATCAATTGCTTACTGCTCTTCGTTCTACGACTTCTTCTACAGTCGGAAGACAAGGAACATTTAAGAAGTTGATAGACATAAATGCAGCACTTCGTCACACCTTAGTCGCATCAACGCCAGCAGCACCAACAGGACCAACCCCTGAACAGTTGGCTGCAGCAAAGTTAGCATTGCAGGCAGATGTTAATGTACAAATTGCAAAGGCACAGGCAGAATATGATGCAGCAGTAAAAGCAGCAGCAGATAAACTTGCTGCACTAAAGGCAGCCCAGTTGGCAAGATTAAATGGATAATAAGTTAACTGTACTTGAAGAAATTATTAAAGAGATTGGTGAGGAGTTGTACCAGAAATGGTACAACGCCCTTGCTATCGAAGACAGGACTGAAGAGGCTTCAAAAGCAATGTCAGCCAATGCAGGAGAAACCGCAGTTTGGGTAATCCAAACATTTATGAATAAATTTAATAAAGCAGCGGATGAACTAAAGGGAGAGTAAGTTGATAGTCACAGACGAATCTTTTGATTCTGTATTGCAGAATCACAAGTTGGTGCTTATAGATTTTTGGGCACCATGGTGTGGACCATGCAAAAGAATATCTCCAATACTAGACGAGATATCAAATGAGCGTGGTTTATGGGTCGGAAAGTTAAATGTTGATGAAAATCCTGTCAAATCAGCAGAATACTCTGTAACCTCCATACCTTATATGGTACTATTTAAGTCAGGGGTCCCAGTTAAAACTATTTCTGGCGCAAAGCCCAAGCACGTAATGCTTGAGGAGCTTTCAGAATGGATCTAGAAGATGAAGAAGGATACATTAATCATGTAGAGTTTGAAATATGGCTCAAGAATGGTTATGACAGAGGATGGATTTCTGATGTATTTTGTAATACACACGATGGTCCACCAATGACAGAAGAAGAAATGCAAGAATGGGATGAAGGCGGAGATCCGTGCTCTTTCCAAGTAAAAGTAATAGAACTAAACTAAATTTCTGTTCTCATCAAGAGGCAGAGGAAATAAGGAGAATAAATTAAATGAACTCATTTAAGAAAGTAACGCTAATCATCGCTGCAGCCCTGACTAGCACAATGCTTGTATCGCCAGCAGCTATCGCTAACGCTGGAACTGTAACCCTAACGGTTGCGGGATCTGCAGCAACAGGTGGAACAGTAGTAACAACACCTGTAGCACTACCAGTACCAGCAGATAACAGCATCGATGCAGCAGATGCATTGAAGATTGCCGTAACAGCAGTAGACACTGGAACAGTAGTAACAGCAGTTGCAGTAAATGCAACACTTGTTCCTGCGCTTGCAGCATCTGGTGCAGCAGTAACAGCATCATCTGGAACCTCAACGCTATCAATTGCAACAGGAACTGGAACATCAGCAGACTTTTATGTATATACTAAAAGTACAGCAGTAGGATCAGTATCGATTACTCGTGCTGGAACTACAACAGTTTATTATGTACAAGGTACCGCAGGTGCTTTGAACTCAATTACACTAACCGCTCCTGCATCAGCAGCAGCAGGTACATCACAGGTACTCAAGGTATCAGGATACGACGTGTTTGGTAATCTAAAGGGTGGGGCCACAATTAATACTTTGGTTTCAAGCTCTGGAGCAGCACTGGCAACAGCGCTAACTACTGACACAGCAACAGCAACACTTGGAACAAAAGAGCAGACTGTAACAGTACCTGCAACTGGTTCAATTACAGTAGTTGCATATGCAACAGTAGCAACAGCCGTAACAGGCTTAGCAGCACCAGTCGGTTCTGTAAGCGCTACAATTGTAGTTCGTGATATTGCAGCAGAACTTGCAGCAAAGAATGCAGAACTTGCAGCAGCAAACCAAGCACTTGCAACATCTAATGCTGCACTAGCAGCAGAACGTGCTGGACGTGCAGCAGATAAGGTTGCAGCAGATAAGGCGCTTGCAGACGCAAAGTCAGCATCAGATTCAGCAACAGTTACCGCTAAGGTAGCGTCTGATCTAGCAGCAGCAACAGCAGCAGCAAAATACAAGGCGGAATACAATGCGCTTGCAACTAAGTGGAACAAGAAGTTTCCTAAGCTAAAGGTCGCACTAAAGAAGTAAATAACTTAAATTAAAGGGGCGGGACTTAGGTCTTGCCCCTTTAATGTTTAAATGATAGACTTGTTATTGAACAAAGGATAATAGTGAAATTTCATTGTATGACAAGAGGCAACGAGCAGTCGATTGAATATTTGTCAGAACTTTCGGCAAGGCTAGAAAAAGCTGGCTACGAGTCAGTACTACTTGTGTATCATTCGAAAGTACCAGATTTTTTGACAAAGGCAGTAAGAGTTATGTCTTCAAAGCAAAAATTAAAATATATGATTGCAATTAGAACTTATGCAATAAGCCCCGAGTATATGGCAATGATATGCCAATCAATAAATGAGATGGCGCCCAATAAAATAATTTTGAATGTAGTCTCTGGTGATATTCATGCGGGGGAAACAAGCGTAGAAGATCTAGTATTAGTAAGCCAGTTCCTTCAAACAACTGAATCTAGGATTAATTACACAGACATATGGCTTGATAAGTTTTTAAATATGGATATATTAAGGTCTAAACCACCAATAGTTATGGGAGGGCACTCAGACGAAACAAGAAAACTAGCAATAAAGCATAATGCTACTCATCTTTCTATGATAAATAGGCACGAAGATCATTTAAAAAGCAGGAATCCAGTTCATAATAAAAATCAAATGATTTGTTTTGGACTAGTCATAAGAGATACACAAGAAGAAGCTGACCGTTTTGGAGAAGAGTTCTTCAGCGAATCAGAAAAGCTTTTATTCATTTGTGGCACAAAAGAACATCTAATAAATAAAATTAATTACTTAAAATCAATAGGCATTAGCGACCTGCTAGTGCATGATCATATGGACGATCCACAGTCAGGTCGTGTACATGATATAATTGAAGAGCTTATAAAGGAGCAAAATGGAATCGAATAAAAGAAGTTTGTACAAATCAATAACCTGGCCAGCAGTTCATATTGGGTTTGTTGGAACAATGGTTTATTTTTTTGAAAAAGCTATTACTGGAGAAGCACATTGGGAATATTCTGGAGCATTTGCAATCATATACACGGCATGCGAAATGATTGGATACTTTTTACACGAAAGAGTATGGTCAAAGTTTGGAGATAAGGTAAAATAATGGGAAAGCACCACGATAAAATTAAAAAAGCTTTAGAGCAAAGAATTGCAGCAACTCCAAATGGCGCTGGTTACAAGAAGCCAGGATCAATGAATAAGAAGAAGACAGGGTACCGTGGCCAAACAGCCAAAGGATCTAAATAGTGTTCGGTGAATTCTGTGAAATAGCAGGATGTAGTAATAAATCTAGTAGATTAGCTGCTAAACCAGAGGGTGGAATCATAGATATCTGTGATTCCTGCTGGCATAAAAAATACAGATCCTAATCAACTAAATGCTATAATAGAGGGATAAGTGGAATACTAGTCCCACTTAAATAAATAACCTATAGGAGTAAGAAAATGACAGACGGATTGAATTTAACAGGATTTAACGAAGTTAAGGCTGGAAACACAAACAACCTTGATCTAAACCCAACAGGACAGGCACCAGCAGCAGCTTTTGCAGCAACAGATAAGTCAACACAAGATGGCGCAGGCCTCGGACAGAACGGTAAGTAATAATGTCAGATAACACAAAAGATATTGATACAACACCAGTTGTTGAAGTTAAAGAAGAAGTAAAAGCAGAGCCAAAAGCAGAAGCAAAGTCAGCACCAGTTGCAGACGCAACAGATTACTGGGCTAACGCCTGGGCAAATCGAGGCGTATAATGTGTATTGAATGTGGATGCGAATCATTGGGTAGCACCCAAGGCGCCACCCCAGTCACAATTACAGATGTATCTAGAGATGGTGAGTCAGGCTTAACCAATGACTAATAGTTTTAAAAAAGAAGACGGCACGAGTACGACACCAGCACCAAATGCAGGAGCTTCAGCAGGAGCCGTTACAAGTAGAGAAACACCTAAAAGGTATCCAAGACAAGGTGTAAAAATTGATACCAATAAGCACGGAATAAGAAGAGAAACAAGTTTAATTCCAAAGCCGCCTAAAAAATCAGGCAGAAAAAAAGTATAGCAAGTCATTGCTAGCATGCCCTACATATAGTATAATACTTATGTAGGGTGTGTTATTTATAAACAGAGAGAAGTAAAATGATTATTCAAGTAATTGGTCTGCCAGGATCTGGTAAGTCAACATTTGCAAAAGAGTTAGCGGACAGAATTAATGGAATACATTTAAATGCCGATGAAGTAAGAGCAGAGCTAAACAAGGATCTTGGATTCACTGCAGAAGACAGAATTGAGCAGGCTCGTAGAATGGGCGCATTGTCAAGATTATTGGCAAAACAAGGGCATAATGTAGTTGTTGATTTCATTAATCCAACAGCAGAGACAAGAGCATCATTTGGAAACCCAGACAAAGTGGTTTGGATGAACAGAAATCCAGTTAGAGATTTCCCAGACACAACTGCTATGTGGGAAACACCAGCAAACCCAGACTTAACCTTTGACGACATGACAGAATATGATGTTGCAGCTAGAATAGCCTGCGTTGATTTTCAATTACACGACTGGAGACAACCAACAACACTAATGCTAGGGAGATATCAACCTTGGCATGAAGGGCACCATGCTTTGTATGAAGAAGCGGTAAATAGAACAGAGCAAGTAATGCTTGGGGTAAGGAATACATATAATACTAGCGCAAAAGACCCTTTGGATTTTGATCAGGTAAAGGGATATATTGCACAGGATCCAGTAATGGATAAAGCAATGGTAATTAAGATGCCAAACATTACTAACATTGTATATGGAAGAGATGTTGGATATAAGATTGAGCAAGTCTCGTTAGGAGCAGAAATTGAAGCGATCAGTGCTACGCAAAAGCGTAAAGAAATGGGCATCTAAAATTTGGAATCTTGTAACAAAAGACAATAATATTGAGTGGCCATCATGAAGGTGACCAAACAAAGGTCTGCATTAAAAGCAATTACTTGGCGAATTATTGGAACAGCAGACACATTTGTAATATCTTGGGCAATAACTAAAGAGCCAGTAACAGCAGGCGCAATAGCCAGCTTTGAAGTATTTACAAAAACAATACTTTATTATTTCCATGAACGTGGTTGGAATAAGGTTAAATGGGGAAGAAATGTGTAGAGAGTGCGGCAGTTGCACAAAAGAACACTCACCAACAATTGATGATGCAGTGGATAGAATAGAAGAAAGCTCTATAGTATAATAGTATAATGAGAAGACTTTTAAATAACGCATATAGTTTTCTGCCTAAAATGTATCAAGGGGCGGAAGTAGAAGAGTTTCCAAAAGCTGTAGACCTAACAATACATACAAAAGCACCAGGAAAATGGTTGCTGATAGACTTAGAGACTGGCCAAGAGTACATTGGGGCAGATGTTCCAAACAAGTATGGAAGATGGCTTAGACTAAAGGACAGAACTATATGATAAAGAAATTGCTATGCAAGATGTTTGGACATAAGATTCAGCATGCTGGGTTTTGTCCATTTACAAGAATAGACTACGATGTCTGCACTAAATGCGAGACAATGTTTGCAGTGAAGGGTCAAGATGATTAATTTAATTAAAAGAGATAATTTAATTTGGGAATGGCAGGGTGTTGTAGAAGATCCAGCAAAAATTCTTGAAGAGGTTTTGTTAAAAGATAACTGGGTTGAGTACACCAATAAAGGTGGGTCAGGACCAGGTATTGAAGATTACACAATTAAAGGTAGATCTACTAGCGTATGGCCAGAAGAAAGATTGTACCCAGTAATTCTTGATTTATATCAAAAGTGTCTGATCGAGTACTCTAACAGCCTACCAATAGAAAACATAGACAGCGGCAAGTGGTTATTTAGAGAGTATAACCCTGGAACTAAGTTAGCACCACACAACGACGCATATAGCTACGTGCAGGACAACGGCAATCCCGTCCGACCAACTCTAACCATTTTATTCTATTTAAATGACGACTATATCGGCGGGGAGATAGATTTCCCAAACGATGGTATATGCATTAAGCCAAAGGCTGGGTCTATTATAATATTCCCAAGCGAAAAGATACATTCAGTTCTTGAAATGAGTTCTGGAAAAAGATATATGACCCAAACATATGTTTATGAAAGAGCATACGATTCATACGATAAACTGTGGATGTAGTATAATAGATTAGATAGCAGGGGGTAGATATGAGTTCAGATAATGATAAGTGCTACTACTGTGATAAGCCAAGTTTATATTGGGATCAGGTAGGGGCTACAATAATAAGTGTTTGTAAAAAACACGCAACAAATTACTACTCAAGCTAGTATTGACTGGCCTGAATTAATATAGTATACTAACTATATGAAAAAAAATAATGTAGCAAAGTCCCAGGCTGGAATAAAGCGCCAAAAGAAAAATTTAAAAAGGCTGGCCTCCAAGCCTCAATCTAGTGCATTTGAAAGAAAGCAAGCATTAATTATGGAGCAGATGAGAATTATCTCTAATGAAAGAGCCTAAAATAATGAAGATGGACTGGCGTTCGTTAGGGTATTGGCCAGTTTACAAAGATGGAAAACTTACATGGGAAAAGGATCCAGATGAAGATGTTAATTGAATTTGTAGAAAGATACCTTATGCGTCCTAAACGCCTTAGAGAGGCGATTGAAGCGGTTGTGCATGAGAATGATGAGTTGCTACGCATCCTTAAGCAGCACGAAGAAGACGATACTCCAACTAACCTAACTTGGGCTGAAGGCGATATGTGGTATGGTTGGACATATAATAGTAACGCCAAGCGTTATTACTTTGATGATATTGG